GATGCCCTAGTAGAAAGACTCAACCAACCACCAGACCCTAAAGTAGTTGAAAGATTAAAAGAGATTATGAAAAAACCGGCACCTTGGGATAATGACAGAGAAATCTAAAATCTTCTACAACATCTGGAAGTGTGCTTATCAGCGCCGATATTTGTATAGGGGAACACCAAGAGAACAGAGAGAACATACTACAATTCGTATGTGCCTAGATATGAAAGACGTAAAGTTCTACCAGTTTGATTCAGAAAAACCGCGATACTTAACATGATATTCTCAAGACCTCTCCTAGGAACAAATACCAATAAAGTTAAAATGAGTTGGTGGGATTATTGGGTTGGTCACTGCTGGATGACTGGATGGCAAAGTATTCGCAACAATTTCATTACTTGGATGGATTTGGTATGGTTTGAAGACAATCAAAAACAATATACTCTTCTTAAAGATGATGTTCCATTTGAGCAGTGTTATATTGAATTCTGGTTTGGATTAAATGATGACGATGTGTATCCTAAACATTTCTTGGAAAGTTTGCTTCAAATGGTTGATGATATTGAAACTGGTAAAGAAAAAGTATATCCACTTGATGAGGATTTCTTTGATAGAATGAAAGAACTTACTGATGGAGTAGAACTTAATGATGACGATCTTTGATTTGGTACACGATGAACGTAGATATGGTTGGGTCGTAGATAAACGTTATGATTGGATCAATATGCTCTCAAGAATGAGAGATAATAATCCACAACGATTTGAAGAGTTTCAATACACCAATGCTACGATTTATCATCACCTAGATAGAGTGCAACAAGAACAAAGTATCTACGATTAACATTATGGGACTTTATGATGAAATTCGTTCTTCTTACAATTTGGGGGAACAATTTACCAATGTAGAAATGCAAACCAAAGGTCTTGCTTGTGCGATGTGTCGCTATTGGATTTCTCCTGATGGATGTTTGTATGAATTGACTTATAGAGAAACTCACGACTTTGCGGAAATTAGAGAAGATGATGAACGTTATGACTCTAAAAGATTATTTTTGAATTTTGAGTGGATTCCTACAGGAAAGCATGGTAAAGTAGAACCGTGTTATGTGACTGATTATGTTGAAGTTTATCCTTCATTATGGGAAGGGAAGTGGGAAGATTGGCCACGATGTATGATACATTTCAAACACGGAAAAGTACAAGACTTTGAGGACATTACAGGGCGATGATTAGTACAGAGTTGTTTCCATATGAGAATCATCCATATCGTTTAGAGTTTGGAGAAAAGAAAAATCCTACGATCTGTTTCTTTTCTTGTGAACAGCACCTTGACAAATACCTAGAAAGGTATAAACTAGATAAGAGAACTCTTAAAATTGATTATCGCGATGGAAAACCCATTGACACCAGTAAAAAACGTAAGGGAAGTGTGGAACAAAAACCTAAACCAAAAAGTAAAGGAAGTTCTGGTACAAGTAAAGGACGAAAACCCAGCGTGGATTCCTCTGGAAACACTTCTCGCACTACAAAGCGTAAAAAATGAACGAGCAAACTAAACTTATTTTTGCTCTAATGCAAATTGATAATCTCACAAGTCTTCTAGAAGGAAATGAATATCAAGATTTTTTATACAGTAAATTAATTTCCGTAAGAATTGAACTGCAGAGGCAACTGAATCATTATGGAAAAACAACTAATTGACGACGCATTTTATGTGGAAGAAAAAAAGTATGGACTATGGCAATCTCACTATCCTGATGGTAAAGGTATTATCACATCACTTACTGAAGAACAGTGTGTGAGATCAACACGCTGGTATTTAAAATCAAAACAAGAAGGCGAGTTTGACAAACTTGCTGAAAAAACTTATTCTGGAGAAGTTGGAGGAAAACTTTAATGGCACTACGCACTTTTACTGACAAGAATGGCAATACTTGGGAGTGGAATGAAACGCCCGAAGTTCTGGAAGTTCTTAAAAACTTTCATGCAGGAGATTACGAAGGACCTCTCTACGCACCACATCCTGACTTGAGCAATGAAAACAAGACTAAACACTAATCAACAAATGTGGGCAAATATCTTTAAATGTTCTGTTGAAAGGTCTAACATTTATTTGAAAGAAAAAGACCTTGATAGGCACGCAAGAGAACATACCACAGTTGTATTAGCACTTCAAAAAGGAGAACAGTTTTGGAAGGAACTCCTGTAGAACAACCTTATCACGTTCTTGATCATACGACTCCTTGGTACGAATGGATGTCATATCTTGAGTGTTGTCAGAGTTTGAAGATAAAACCTAGCATGAATAGATTTCTCGCTTATAATAGATACTATAAGTCTGTTATAAAGGAATGAATTTTTTACGCTGGTTGTTTTCTCCTACAGATAAAGAAATGTGTGAAGAATCTAGCATTTATTCAATTATTCTTGATTTACAAGAAAGAATTGAAACTCTGGAAGCAGAGAATATTGAAACCACAAATACTCTTTATGAACTCATGAATTCTATTGAAGCAGTTGATGCACGTATAGATATTCTGACTTTAGAAAAGTGGAAAGATAAATAATGATGCCTGAGTTGGTGGTTCTTTTCAGGTTGGGATAAAGCACCTTAAGTTAAGGGTGCTTTTCCTGTATAAATATTAATAACCACCAACTTAAGAGCAGTTATGAAAGGAGTAATTTATTGCTACCATTGTATTCCTACGGGGAAGAAATACATTGGACAAACAAAATATGAAAGAAGGAGAAAAGAACACCATAATTATATGGTGAAAAATGGTTCTAAAAGAAAGTTTTATAACGCAATTAAAAAATATGGATGGGAAAATTTCATATATGGTATAATTGAAGAATGTGATAGTAATACATTACTTCAAAGAGAAATGTACTATATTAAAAAATATGGCACTTTTAAGTGTGGATATAACAGTACATTGGGTGGTGATGGTAAATCTGGATGGAAACACACTGAAGAGACTAAGGGAAAAATTGCTAAATCAAACACTGGGAAAAAACGCTCTGTTGAGCAAAGAAAACTTTTAAGTGAGATACATAAAAATAAACCACTTTCTTTAGAGCACAGAAAATCTATAAGCGACGCACATAAAAAAACAGGATTTGTTCCTCCTTCACATAGGAATACGAAATGGTGGAATGATGGACAAATTTCTAAAAGATCTGTAGAATGTCCAGGTTATAATTGGAGTCCTGGAAGATTGCCCTTAGGTCCTTACTTTAATAGAAAAAAATGTACGAAGAATTAGATGATTTTGAAAAAGCACTTGCACACTTTGGAACAAGAGTAGATATTATTATCGCACTAGAAATGGGAGGAAAACTTGATGCTGACTCTGCTTACAAAAATATTAAATCGGAACTCAAAGAACTCAAGCGAATCCGCAAACAACTCAAAAAAGATGCGGATTTGTGATAAATGTGGTGAGACTAAACCACTTGACAGAGACCATTATCAGGTTGTAAAATATTTCCGTGATGGTTTCTCCTATTACTGTCACGACTGCTCTAAACCTAAACCCAGAGATTAATTATGACTTTTGATTATAAAAAGTATTCACTTGAAAATCTTGAGAACTGGATGCACGATGCGATGTCTTCTGGTGAAGCAACACCACAGGAGATTTATGATGTGATTGTTAGTGTGGTTAAGGAAAATTATTACATATACAAGCAAAAAACATCTCAAGCATATGAACTTCTTGCTCTTCTAAATGGTAATGGGCAGTCATATGAAGATGTAGTAAAGGAAAAAGAATACTATGAACCTTCTATGCCACCTTGGGGACATAGTGACCTTGAGTATGGACTTGCTAATTCATTCTTAACTCAAGATCGCAATAGTAATTTTCCAAATGAAAATACTGTATGCGATAAAGATGACCCTTCACCTGAATGTAAAGGTGCTTGGAATGATTTTTGGCAAGAACACTATTATCCAGAAGAACATAAACTTCATGTAACTGAAGATGGAGACATTTATTCAGTAAAAGATAAAGTGGTGAAATGGCGACTTCCCGTTCAAGTAGATGGACTTTCTGGTGATTGTTTTGTAGAGTTCCCTGATGATTTGCTAGAAGCAGCAAATCTAAAAGAAGGAGAAACTGTGGAATGGATTGACCGTGGAGACGGTAGTTTTGAATTGAGAAAAGTAACTAAACCCCTAGCAATGGATGAGTGTTGATTATGGCATTATCGAAGCAAACTCTTGATCATATTTTGGAAGCAGAAAGTCATCTGAGAGCAGCAATTAAATCTGCTGCTACGAATGAAAAACCACTGGTTGTAAAACAACTTTCACAACTTCTTCTTGATATGGAACAATGTAAGAAGTTTGAGGAGATTATGGATATGCTTGAAAATCGTAAACCAGGCAGTCGTGGTAATTTTGGTTCTTTCTTTGATGAAGGTTAAGTTTTGTAACGACAGTATAAATACAATCTTAAGAAACATCACATTTGACTTAAATACTGTTAGGATAAGAACATAATTGCAAAAGACCTATGACTTTACCATCAAGAAAAACAAACACTCTTACCGATGCAGAGTTTGATGAAATGATGGCACTTAAAAATGCAATTAATTATAATCCTGCGGCAGTACACCACAAAAAGCAAGAAGAATTTACTGCATATCTGGTAAGAAGTTTGAGAGAACGTGGAGGTTGATAAATAACAGAAGGTATTTTTGTAGATAAATGCTTTCTGAGGGTAGAAAAAGAGACACAGCAGCAAATGCAGTTTTAGCACTTTCATTTGCTGCAAATGCAGCACAATCTCCTCAATCATTAGTAAGATCTGGACACGATGCTGCTCCAAGTCTCCCTTTAATGGGAGAACTGATGAGAAAGAGAAAGGAAGCAAATAGAAATTTGGATAGTGCTAGAGTATCTGAACCAGCACGTAATCGTAAGAAAAAGACTTTTAAAGAGTTTGTAGAAGAATCAGCAATAATAAGAGAAGGAAGACATTTCTCATCTAAAGATGAGTTAATGAAGTATCACGGAGGAAAACTACCAGATGGAACCTTCATTAAAAATAGAGGAACTAAAGAAGCACCCAAGTATGGTATTGCTTCAGTTCAATCTAGAGAAAATGAGAAGGAAAGAAGAGAAAAAAGAATTAAACAAGCAACAGGACAACTAACACCAAGAGAAAAGGCAAAAGTTGAACGTAAACGTAGATTAGCAAGAGAACGTGGAGCAGAACTTCATCACGCAACTGAAATAGAAACTTCTGGCAAAGAAATGAAGGATATGTCTCCTGGTGATGTGTTGAGACATAAGAAAAAGCAAGCACAAGAGAAGAAGTATCACGGTAATGACCCCAAAAACCTAGTTGTTGCAAATAAAGGTCCAGTTTCAAAATTCAAACCACAACAACCAGGATTTCATCATGGTAAGTTCCATGCATTTGAAAGAGGTAATCGTGAAAAACTAGGTGATATTGGTAATGCCATCACTCCTATGAGAGCTTTCACTACTCTTGTGAATAAAGCAAGAAGAAAAACTAGAAGAGGAGAAGATTGATAAATAAAAGAAAAGTTATAAAAAGATGAAAACTTTTAGAGAGTTCCTAGAAGAAGCATACCTCGTTGAGATGCGTAAAGAGGATAAACTTAAAGGAGAAACGAAAACTCCTCTCCACGTAACCACAACTTCAGGTAGAGTTGTGAAAAAACCTGGAGGCGGACTAGAAGTTAAGAAATCAACAAGAAAATCATTAACACCTAGAGCAGCAACTGGTAGAATGAAGCAGGGGATGATTGATAGAGAAACACAACCATATGCTACTCGTATGCCTGGTGCTGCTAGACACGCACAAGGTGGTGGAGGTTCTGGAGCAGCAGCACCTGGTAGATTGAGAGGTGTTGGAAAACTAGAAAAGCAAAAAATGGAGAAAACTCCAGAAGGAGAAAGAGTAAGACCATTTAGTGCTGGTCCATCACCAGCACAAAAGGTTGCATTGAGAAGAGCAAAAATAGCACGTTCAACTGGTGGCGGACAAAGATGAAATCTTTTCAACAGTTTCTAGAAGAAGCATATTTCATACTAGAAAAGAAAAGACAGTATGATGACTCGCACGGATTTGATAGGTCAAAGCATCCTGACCTAGAAGTTAAGTATGACCGACCAAGAGGAAAAGACCAAAATACTAACAGAAGCGGTTCTACAACTATTCACCATAAACCTTCCGGGGTTACTTATACTATTGGTCATTCTAAAAGGCATAGTTCCGATGATGAATACGAACATATGTATGATGCTAAATTAGGTGGAAAAGCAAGAACCGCACACGGACACAAACCCGAACATAATGTTAGGTGGGAACATAGTAAGTCTAATGACCAAGATAAGATGAGTCCAGGTGAAAAGTTAAGAACTGCAAGGAACGCAAAGAGGGTTTGGGATAAGCACGTCCAACATAGAATTCCTAGTGGGCATCTGGTATCTAATGAACCAGAAGAGAACTCAAGTGATAATAGAAGAAACCCTGATAAAAATACAAGAGCATCAATTTATAAGAAGTCTGGGTTTGGAAAAGTAGATAGTTGGGGTAAGCAGTATTCGACAAAAATTGGAAAGAAATTTCATCCAGTACATAACGATGAAGACCTAGAAGAAGCAAAGGCACCAAAATCTGATGCTCTAGAAACGATTCAAAGAAAAACAAAAGGAAGAACACCAGGAATGAAGTATGTTGTTCATACTACAAGTTCTGGTGATATTCGTGTAGATAACATTGAAGTTCCAGAGAATCAAAGAGGCAAAGGAATTGCAAAAAGAACATTTAAAGGACTTCATAACTATGCAGATAATATTGGTAAAAATGTTTCTTTGACCCCAGTTGCAAAACCAGGGTATAAAGAAAAATTAGATAAGATGTATAGAAATCTAGGTTATCGAGACCGCACACCTTCGGATAGAATTGCTGGTGCAGATACAATGATTCGTACCCCCAAGGAGAAAAAATGAAAACCTTTCAAGAGTTTATTTACGAATGTTATGAACTAGAAGAAAGTTCAGGTGGTGAAAGAAGTGGTAGAAGAACCAGAGGTAAGGTAACACTTGCTCGTGGTCGTGGTGCTGATATGACTCGTCAAGAAAGAACTACTGCTTCTATCGCAAAGAAAGCAGGTCTTAAAGGAACTGGTAAGTATTCCACTAAAGACTTGAGAACAAAGCATAAGGATTATACAACTTATGATAGTGAAGATGAGTTAGATGATATTGGAAGCACAGAGCAAGACCATTTCATCCGCACTCATTCTTCTCCAAGAAAAGCAGCAAAAAGTGAGAGATTGATTTCAAAGATGAAGTCAGTAACAAGACCTATAATTGGAAGACCTGGAATAACGGGTAGAACGACTGCACATAAAACTACACCTTCAAGTGAAAGTGTAAGAAAAGTGAAAGACTTAAAAAAGAATATGACTAAAGCAGGTGCAAATAAAAGAGGTGAAGTTCACACTGTAGATATTATGCACCGTGATAGTAACCTTGGTAAGGGTGATAGGCACCAGCAAATGGAAAGGGGTAGAAACTTTATTCAAGCAGTGAAGGATACTCCAAAGCATTTGAAAGCAGCAGGAGCAAAAAAAGGTGATGCTGTTGTCGGAAAACCAACTGCTGTTATGCCTGGTGAAGACAAGAAAACTGGTGAAGCAAAAAGAGCAAAACTTTATAAGAAAGCATTCGGCAAAAAGAGCACTGAAAAGTCCACAAAAACTGGATTGATGGTTGGTAAATCAGACTAAAAGACACTCCTTGAACTGTCCCCGAGACCCCGCAAGGGGTCTTTTTTTGTGCTATACTACTTGAAACACACGAATCTTATGGAACTTACAGTTGTAGCAATCAAACGTGAAGATGGTTTGTATCACTTTGACCATTCTCATAATGATACAGTTGAAGAACTTCTTTTGAATGGAACTGAAGAAGCAATTGATGATCATTGCTACTTCAAGACTGGAAAGTATCCGATTGAAGGTGATGAAGTTGAGATTTCTCTCTTCCTTGAAGAACCTTCTGATTATGATACTCTTCTGGTGAAAGAAGTATCCGATGAAGAAGGCACGACTTATACTGATACGACGATGTGTCTTCCTGTTTGGTTGTGCCCTTGGTTGCAGGGATACTTTGGTGAAGTTCCTGATGAGATTTACATTAAAGTGCGTCCAATTAACAAAGGTCTTGAGAGTTTCGTTGCTACTACTGGTATGAGAGGTTTTTTGAATAAATAAAAGAAAAAGTAGTCAAATGAAACCAACACCAAGAGAATTGCAGGAAACTTATAAGACCTACGAGAGTGTTGTAGAGCATTTAATTTCAGAAGGTTATGCAGAGGATAAAGAATCTGCAGATAAGATTATTGAAGGTATGAGTGAAACCTGGTACAAATTTATAGTTAAAGAATGAAATTTCCTTTTGACCACATAGTAAAAGTACAAGAAAAAGAAATTTGGTTAAGATGCGAGAGTGCTAATACTGCCATGGGTATTAGCACTCTTGTAAATAAGTTTTATCCAGGATTTACTGCAAAAATATGCAGTGAAGATCACTTAAATACACTGAAGAACCAGTTGGCGAACTGACCACTGACCTCACCCAGGGCACCGATCCCGTGCTATGATTACTAGGTAATCGAAAGAGATCAATGGAAGTCCTTGAGTTCACCGATTCTTCTGCTATTGCAAAGATTCAGTTTGATGATGAGCAAAGTCAAGTTGGTGTAGCATATACTTATAAACCAGATCACTTTTATATTTTTGGTTGCGAAGACCTAGATTATGTTCGTCTTCATATCAAAACTGTTGAGAGTGTGGGTAAGTTTATTGCTCAAATGAAAAAGGAAGGAACATTGCAGAGTATTTAATGGAAGGATTTATTGTGGGGGATGGTTCTTATGCTGCCATCCCTTTTGGTGCAAAGGGATATATTATTATTCATAACGGACAACAACTTGAAAAACTATGCAGAACTGAAGCATCTGCAAAAAAATATATAAACGATCATAAAAGGGGAAAGTCTCTTGCAGAACTTCCCGTATGACGTTTATTTTATGGTATCTCGGAGGGTTGGTAACTGCTCTCTTGTTTAACTATGCTTTACATCAACCGAATAAAGAATATGAAAAGCGGTTGAAAAAACTTGAAGAAAAACTCTATCACAACTTTGAAAATTAATTATGAAAACTACTACTGCTATTGGTATTACTTTTGGTGTAATTGTCCTTGTTGTTGCGGGACTTCTTTTTGAAGCGTGGTTGCTTGGTTTGATTCTATCTTGGTTTGGTGTTAATCTTACGATCTGGCAAACTTTTGCTATGATCTTTCTTGCTAATCTTATTTTCAAAAATACTGGAGTATCTTCTAAATGAAAAATCAAAATGGATTTATTGATCCTGCTGTTGCTCTGATTGCAGTTGGTGCTGTTGTCGTTGGTGGTCTCATCTTTATTGGTGGTCCCCAATACAACGTATGGCAACAATCTCTTGCTGGTAAAGCAGAACTGCAGAAGGCAGAATATACTCGTCAGGTTGCAGTTCTGGAAGCACAAGCAAAGAAAGATTCTGCACAGCAACTTGCTGATGCTGAAATCATCCGTGCTCAAGGTGTTGCCAAGGCAAACCAAATCATTGGTAATTCATTGAAAGATAATCGTGAGTATCTTCAGTATCTGTATATCACGGGCATTGAAGATGGTAGCAAGAATGGTAATGTGACCATTTATGTACCTACCGAAGGTGGTCTTCCCGTTCCTACACTCCAAATGAACAAATGAACCGAAATCGTAAGTATGTCATCGCTGGATTGACTGTCTTTGCATTTATTCTTGGTTGGAATGTCTTTTTAATCCAACGCGATGAGCGAATGTATGATGCTTATTATCATTCTACATCAGTAGAGAATCTAAAGAAAATACCCTCTGATAAAATCAATTGACTTTTTATCAGAGAAACTTTATACTATTTTTGTTAAGCAAACGAGGTTAATGGCACAAAAATTTCTTTATATCGTAGATCACTTCGTAACTTTTCCACGTTCAGAATATGGAGGAGTTTGGAACGTGATTGCAGAAGATGACGATGAATGTTTTGATTTGATTAAAGATTATGATGAGGGATTCAATGAAGAGTTTTATGTAAATCTTCGGGAAAAAGTAGTTAATGCAAGAACTTATGCTCTTGCCGAAGATGTAGAATCCACTGTTGTTGAATCCTTTACCACCTGATTATGACACATCACGTTGCACACACAAACAAAATGATCTTTGATTTGAAAACTCAATATCAGGCACAAATCAGTCGTCTTCAAGATAAAATCAAAGACCAAGAAGAAGAAATTGCTAAACTCAAAACACTAATTTCTCTTTTGTGTGTTGAAAAGGAATATGAAGTATGACCCTCAAGTTAATGATTTTGTGATTTGGAAACCCCACATCAAAGGGTGGGTTTATTATAAAGATTCCGAATATCTGACTATTGAGACTAGAGTTAAACCTAAAGATAGTATAAATCTTTTAGACGCTCCATTTCACGCAAATAACAGATTACTTGTGATTTGTTATAAAAATCAATGGGGCGAATTAAACTACGTTAAGTCTCGCAAATCAATCTATGAAGAGGAGTAATCTCTGGAAACTCTGGGCACTTTCTTTAGGGGAAAAGGCAAGTGAATGCAACAAAGAGGCGGATAAAGTAGCAATTATCCGCACTCTTATGTTTCTTTCTATTTTCATCACTAACTGCTTTATTGTCTTTAATGCAGTAAGAACTCATATAATCCCAGCAGAAACTAAAGATATTAAGTGTAGTATTGAATATCCAAGGCATATGAATAAACCATTTGAATATGAGTAAATATAAATATTCTCATAGTGCTTAAAAAACAAATGGATTCTAGAGACATTCAATCGTACCAAGAAGTTCATACTATTGATGAAGGTATCCGTTCTTCATTGAAGAGATTTCTTGGTAGAAAAAAGAAAGAAGCAGAAGCACCAAAACCAATGAGTAGAGGTGAAGTTCTACGTCAGAGATATAATGTTGGACCAGAAAAATCTGATACTTCTGCAAAGAGACAAATTCTCAATCGTAGTCGTGCAAGAGCAGAAAGAGATGAAGAGAAATATGGTGGTTCCATATATACCAAAAAAGTTGCAGATAAATCAAGAGAAGCACATAATCGTTATTTGAAAGCTGGTTATAGTAAGTATGGTGCTACACATACTGCAGGGAGTGCTCCCGAACAAGGTAGAGGTAATAAAGCAAGAAAAAGAGCAGCAGCACTCAATAAAGAAGAATTTGATTTCATCCTCTATCATCTTGTAAATGAGGGATATACAAATAATCTTAAAGGTGCAGAAGTCATTGCATCAAATATGAGTGAAGAATGGGTGGAGAGTATTGTTGAAGAACTTACTGGAGAAAGAAGAACAAGAGCATTAGAAAAAGGAGGATATTTAGCAAACAGGGTTGCTAGTGGAAAGGAAGGACAACCAGTAGAAAGAAGAAATCGTAGTGGTGATGTAACTATGAGAACAACTACAAAAGGACCAACTAAAAGAGGGGGTATTGGGTTTAAAGGAAAATCAAAATCAGATTGGTATGGTGGTGATGATACACACGGTTCTGGTAATAAATCAAGAAGAAGGAGAGGATTGGAAGTCAAAGATACAAGTGATGATTTATGAGTTGAGACCACTTCCCAAACCGTCTCAAGGTGCTCCCGAGGCACCTTTTTTTATGAAAAACACTTTTACAAAATAAATAATCAAAAAGTGTTTAAAAATGAAAAACTTTACTCAATTTAATGAAGATATGCAATCATTAAGGAGAAATCTTGATGCCATATCAAAACAGGATGCTCCAGCAGAAAGACTTGCACAGAGAAGAAGAATTGCTGCTGAAAGATCAAAAACTTCTGCAAGTGACTTTGTAGAAAGACAGAAAGCAAATATACAAGCACAAAAAGAAAAATATGCACAAATGAGACAAGATTATGAAGAAAGACAGGAACAATTAAGAGCAAAGAGGCAGGCAGAAAAAGAAAAAAAAGAAGCGGAAAGACAAGCAAGATTAGAAAGACAAAATCAACAGAAAGAAGAGTTGTATTTGGAGCAAACTCCAATAATGAAACCTAATCTTTATAGTCAGTTAGTTGCAAGGCGCCAGGCAGCACAAAAATCAGCACATATTAAACACGTCCATCAAGAAATAGGTGCAGAAGCAAGATCGCAAGAGGCAGCACATCAAGCAAGACTTAAAAAACTCACTGGGACACCTTGAGAACTGGCACACTCCCCTTGCCGCGCCGCCCAATCTGGGGTATGATACTTAAGTTCGGTTGGAAAAGGTCAAATGGACGACTTCGATGATTTTCAGATTGAAGAAATCTCTGGATTTGATTTTGCAGAAGCATCCTTCGATAATTTCTTTGAAGATGATGATGAAGATAGGATTTTCAACTCCTTTTTAAAAAGTAATTACGAGTACTGATTTTTAGTTTTATTCTAATTTTCATTTTTAATTTATGACTCCCGACACGTACAATTTTACTGGTGATGCTACAACCTTCCTTGGTGCTGTTGGTGTTATTTCGGCGTTTATTATTGTTAGCACTGCTTTCCGCAGGTTCTTCAATAGCCCTTACAATGTTCGTGTAAAGACTCAAGCAAACACTGAAACTCCTGAAATCAATGACTGATACTGTTAATGTTCTCCCGCATCTCCAAGAACTTCAACAAACTTGGAGGCGACAAAATTTTAGTATGACCCAATCGCAGAAAGAAGAGTATGAAATGCTCCTTCAAGCAAGACGAGAGAGGGTAAAATACTTTTATGCGAATGGATTGGTCTCAAAGGGTCGCGCTAAAGCGGACACTTGACGGACTGGCACACGGGCACTTGACCTACCCCAGGTTTCCTGGTATGATACTCTCATAAGCAACCAAACCGATGGAACTCCCAAAAATTGGTGACATTAAAGTTCGAATTAGAAACAGTTCAGACGGAACTTTTATTGTTCAGGTTGATGAATTCAAAGAAAACACCTTGAGAGGTGATTCTTATTGGCAAAATATAGTATTCAAAGAATACAAGAAAGAACAAGACGCAATTAAGTTTGCTTCCCGTTTTCAATAACCTCACACAAAACAAACCCATCTTTATGAAGTATTTGGTTGATCTTTACGTTGGTGGTAAGGTCTTTAAGGAAGAAGTTTATGCTAATTCCCCAAAAGATGCGCGGGAAACTGCTCAAGCAAGAAATCCGACTGCAAAAGTAGTTGGTGTTAATGTTTCTTTCAAATGAGTTCAATGACTGTTGATTTTTCTAAATCAAATCTTTCCAAGATTCAACCTAAATTAAGAACTCAAGGAGTTGTATCTGGCAATTTTGGAAAAGCAAAGGTAAAATCAGGTTCTTCTCTTAAAGAACTTGGCAATACCAATGTTAAAGTAGTTAAATGTGCTACTCAAGATGAGTATCTCACTCGTCTTTACAAAGCATTTGATGCGACTGATGATTCTAAACTGAAACAGTTTATTTACACCGAAATTCGCAAAATTCTTGTTCAAAGAGGGCAATGGTGAGTGTATAACTAATATCACTGTGCCACTTCTTCTAGTGGCACATAACACTTTACAAGGCACGGTCATCGTGCTATGATGTATTCATCAAGTCAAGGAGGTTTCAATGGTGTTCAAAAATCAAAACCCAATAGATGATTACGAAGACTTTGCTCTTAAATATCTTGGTATTGACCTTGAAGATTATGTCGAATTTATTGGGGACTATGAAGTTCAAGATGAGGAACTAGAATACTCCCTGTCTGCTTGACTTATAGACCGCTGCAGTTCGGTCTCTAAATATAAACTGTTCGGGGAATTAGTTAAACGGTATAACGGGTGCTTTGCAAGCACTTATTAGCAGTTCGATTCTGCTATTCTCCATTGGGAATAGTAATTCCCAAATAGTCCATTACTATTTGTATATGTCTGACAAACTGATTGCTCTTGCTGCTGAAATCGTTGATACCAACCCTGCTGGTGCTCAACTGATTGTGAATCTGACTAATGCAGAAACTGGTGCTAAACTGATTGAAGCACTGGATAATTATGACTCCACTGTTCTTGAGAATCATACTGAACCCGTGGATTCTGAAGATGACGGTTATGTGTCTCTTACTGATGCTAAAGGTGCTGTAAATACTCTCTGATTATTCTTTTTCTGATTCCTTTACTTTAACTTTATTATGGCACGTCGTAGCAAATCTGCTTCTCGTCAAGTGGTTGAATCTCTGAAAGACCAACTCACTGAGTATTTCCGTGAAAATGTCTTTGATGATTGTGATTATGAAAACCTGACTGGTTCTGAACTCTTTGAGGCACTGGTTGAAACATTCAAAGAACTTGAGAATGACCTCAAGGAAGAACTGAAACCCATTCAATATGTACTAAATAAACTTGACCCAGAGGATTCTGAATCTCAAGTCCTTAACGGTTAATTTCTACGGGCATTAAAGGTCCAAACTTTAAGTAAGTCCCACACCCTCTATGCCTCTTAATAATGCACAAACAGGAGGGTCTCTTATGGGGCAGCAGCATGACGGATCATGCACCATCCTTCTAAGATGTAAGATGGGGGTTCAAATCCCTCCTGCCCTGCTTTATTTTTTATTACAATGAAACTCAAAGTTCTTAGTGATTTGCACCTGGAGCACTTTGTTGCTTGTCAAGTATTTGATGTTGGTGAAGGTGATGTTCTAGTTCTTGCTGGGGACATTCTTTGTGCCAAGCACTTTAAGACTGATGGATATATTCACGCAGTCTATGATAGGTTCCTGAGTGATTGCAGTAAGAACTATGATAAAGTTCTGTATGTGATGGGAAATCATGAGCCGTATGGATACAATTATGAGGGAACAAAAAAGAAACTAAAAGAGAATCTTCCTCATAATTTCCATCTCCTTGATAATGATACAATAACTATCAACAACTGGAACTTTATTGGTTTTACACTCTGGACTGATTTTCGTAATGAAAATGCTCTGGAAATGATGGAGGCAGAGTGCAATATGAATGATTACAAAGTCATTCGTATTGGTAGTATGTATCGTAAATTGAGAGCAGATGATACTCTTGCATTTCATAAGGAAAGCAAGAAGTATCTCCTCAAGCAACTACAAACACTGAATGAGAACGTATTTGTCATCAGTCATCACTCACCGAGTTGTCAATCGGTTCCGCAGCAATACAAGAATAATGCAAATGGTGCTTATTGTAGTAATCTTGATGATGTTATTGTGAATCACCAACAAATCAAGTATTGGGTTCATGGACACACCCACAATCACTTTGATTATGGTATAGAACAGTGTAGAGTGATTTGTAATCCTGGTGGTTATCCAGGTCAAGATACTGGTTTTAATCCAAACTTTGAAATTCAACTGTGATTATGACAATCAAACAAATCGAAAGCATTTTTTCTGAATCTGGAGTTGTAAAAGTTTCAGCAGTAATTGAGGATTCTATTTTGATGTATTCTCAAACTCTTTATGACCCTGCTGAATATGGACCTGCTATTTGTGAGGCATCATTTGAGTTAGATGAAGATGAGATTCTTCCAGACGATGAAGATAAACTTATTCAGTTTCTTGAAAATCTCAATTTGGACTGGATTTTAATAGATAGTAGTGATTACTAACTAAAAAAATGAAAGACCTAACATTAGATGAAATGTTGGAAATTGCTGCTCAACGAGAAGCGGCAAATGAAGCACTACTAAAACGCCAAGAAGAGGATAGTGGGGGGACACTTGGGGAACCGTCCCCTGAAACCCCCACAGACCCCTCTGATGCCCTATCATAGTCCTATGAGAAATCAAGGGAATGACCACTCCAAATTGGCAACACAATTCAGGAAAAGATAAGAATACAAAAGGTTCTTGCAAGGGGAAACTCAAAGCAAGAAAGCAAGCACTTCAACACATCAAACGCAAACTCAAAGTAATCTGATGACCTATCAAAATCTTTTGGAGATTCTTCAGACTCTGACTCTGGAGCAGTTGAAGTCTGATGTGTCAATTTATGATATTGCCAATGATGAGTTTTATCCGATGAATAGTTTTCATTTCTCGGACCATACAACTCAAGTTCTTGACACTGACCACCCTTACGTTTCTTTCTGATTATGTATCGCAATCTTGCTAATCTCAAGCAACGGGTTGATGACCTGATTGCAACGTATGGTGAAGATGCCTATGTTGCTGCATTTGTTTTCAGTCCTGCTGATGTATTCACTATGGATGAGAACTTTGTAGAGCAATATCTTCCTGATGAAGATGCTTGTGAAGTTCTTTATGAAGTAGGAAATACTGATTACATTTATCAAGTAATTGGTGAATGTATTGATGATGAAGTTGCCCGTCTGAAACTCAAGCAAAGTATCAAAAAATGAAAGAAGTCACCATCACTGTTAAACTTCTCCTTGAGGATGACCAACCTTCTTGCGATTGGATTTATGAAAGTATCTACGAACAACTGAATCACGATGCAGGAGAATCAATTCTTGAGTATTCTGACGATGAACCAGTGCTTTTCCGTTGGATTGACTGACTGACGAAAGCAAACCTTCAACACAATCAATTTATTTTAATGGCAAAAGCACTGACTGACGAAATGCGCCAACTTCGCGCTGATATTGTTGAGTTTGTGAATCTTGCAATCAATGAGAAACAAGATGCTTCTTTTTATACTGACGAGCAAGTAATTGAACTTAAAAAGCAAGCACAACGTATCTCTAAGTTTCTTGGTGTAGTTAAGTAGAGTGGTGTGCCACCTGTAGCACTGGCACATTTAACCCCCGCAGACCCCCCTGATGCCCTATAATACAGGGACACAAGCAAAGGAGACCATGACGGTTCTTGATGTTTTCCACTACACTACTTCTCGTTGGGATTGGCACGAAGGTAATGTAAATCAAATGTGGATTCAAGAGATTGAGCAATCGGAAGATTACTACAGTTATGTTGCTGTTGCTTACAATCCTCGCAAGGATGCAACTATGGTAATGTCTGAACCACGTTGCTATGCTGATACCTTGAACTGGGTTCGTAAGTTCTGTGGTTCTTTCTGCATTCTTCCTCAATACTGCTGATTATGAGATTTGTTGGTAATTGTATCAATTCATTTGATGAATTTGGGAATTGTATTATTCCCCAACTTCCTTTCTCCAATGTTACTGATTTCGCACAACTTGTGGAAGAAAATGATAATGTAGAGATTGGAAATTTTGTTATTCAGTATAACCAAGAAACTGACGTTCATTCATTTTTTTTCAAATGACTTTCACCTTCCCTCGTCTGTCTGCTGGTATCTACGAAGTACAGAAGGATTCTAACACAGTTGGATTCATTCGTAAAGTCAATGCTGGTAAGTGGATGGTTGCTGATGTTGTAGATACTCCACAAGAGGTCACAAAGACTCTCAAAGATGCAAAGGATGCTTGTATCAATCTCATCATCTTTAATGTACTTGACAAGACTTCAGATAGTGAGTATGATACCTTTGTCCAGGATGATAAGAATAGTGTAGATAAGTTTAAGACTCTTAAGGAACCAACTCTGGACCCTATCTTATTCTGAGTGCCACTTGTGGAACCGTCCAGCATCTCTCCCAAACCCACGGGAGAGATGCTATACTGTATGAATACAAACGTTAATTGATTGATGCTGACTCTTCTTCCTTATCAACAACGTGCTCTTGATGCTGTGCAAAAAGCAATCAGGGGTTCTGTCTATATTCCTACTGGTGGCGGTAAGACTGTTGTGATGATGGAAGATGCTCGTCAACGTGTTCTTAACGCAAAAGAACCGATGACGTTTGTTGTTGTTGCACCTCGTATTCTGCTTGCAAATCAACTCTGCTCAGAGTTTGAAGAGTATCTCAAAGACCAGAATGTTGCTTATATTCACGTTCATAGTGGAGAAACTCATCATCAATCCACTACACGTTCAGCAGTCATTGCCGAATACAATGACACTGCAATCGGAAGTGGCAAGCATCAGTTCATTTTCACTACTTACAATTCGATTGGTCGGGTGAACGAAGCAGACATTAACATTGATGTGGTGTATTTTGATGAAGCACACCACTGTGTGAAACCTTCTAACTTTGTGGGTATTGCTCACACTTCATCAGTTGCAGATAATGCTTATTTCTTCACTGCAACTCCGAAGTTCAATAACAGCAAAGAGTCGATGAACAATACTGATGTTTATGGCAACAACATCATCAGTATTCCTGCACAAGAATTGATTGATGCAGGTAGTATCATTCCCCCTAAAGTTGTGCCTTATGAAGCACAAACCATTCGCACCAAAGAAAATGCACCTTTTGTAGATGCAGAAAACATTGTAGGTATTCTGTCAGAGATTTCTGATTGTGATGCTCCTAAAGTTCTTGTTGCTGCTCCTAGCACCAAAGTAATTTGGGCAATGTTCACTGAGAGTGATTTGCTGCAACAACTCAATGACATGGGTTATACCATTATGCACATCACTTCCAAGCACGGTGCTTATATTGATAAGAATAAAGTATCCCGTGAAGTTTTCTTTGAGAGGATGAATGAGTTTGGTGCAGATCCAGACAAGAAGTTCATTGTATTTCATTACTCTATCTTGAGTGAGGGAATCAATGTCCAAGGTTTGACTCATTGCATTATGCTTCGCAATCTTCCTATGATTGAAATGTGTCAAACGATTGGTCGGGTCATCCGTATGCACAGAGAAGACCGTAAAGCAATCGCAGAAGGTAAGATGAAGGCAGGAGAGTTTGCATTTTATCGCAAACCCTTTGGTACTATTACCATTCCCGTTAATAATAACTATGGGGATAGGATTGCTCGACAACTTCAAAGTGTGATTGACACTGTTTTTGTGAAAGGTGAAGTGGTTGTATAAATCTCTATGTGTCCCACATAGAATACAATGCCCTTCACTAAAAAGTTTCCTAAATCAGGTGAAACTAAACACATTCGAGTTCCAGTAATTTATGCTAACCTTGTATTAGAACTAATGGAACTCTTTGAGAATAAATTTGAACCAGAAAGGGGAACACATCTTCTCAGAAAGTACATTAACAATCTCAGTTGAGTCCAATGTGTCTGTGTGCCACTTGTAGGGGTGGCACACTAAAAGAGCACAGACCCCTCTGGGGTGCTATCATTACAAAGTAATCGGTTGAGGAGCAATGTTTAATCTGATTTCTGGTTTCACAATGGGTGAGTGTAGTGAGTTGATTACTTGTGCTTATAACTCTGCTGCTTGGTATCGCTACCTTGCACAAGATAGTGAGCAGAATCGTGATTATTGGTTGGAGCGTGCAGAGAAATCTGAACTGCTTGCCGATAAGTTGAATGATGCCTACTCCAAGGCACTTTACGTTGCTTGATGACAACAATGACTTACACTCCAATTCAATCGAACCTTCCTTATCTGAAGGTTCCCGAAAACCGATTGAATCTTGCATTTAATTGGTATAACAGGCAGAAAGATCATCCATTGAACTTTCCCTGTTTTGCTTATTGGATTCAACTTTGTGAAAATGATGGAACTGACTACTGAAACTATGATTGACACTGTTCTGACGATGGAAGAAATCCTGACTGAAAAGCAACTGCTTTCTCTGCGGGACATTATTTACTTCTACAAAGAGTTTCAACTGGAACTCTACAATTATCCTCAAGAGGATACTCTTTTCACTAAAACTCAACGAGAACTGTTCGACATTTTCGATATCAAATGACTTTCATTGAAGCACTCATTGCATCTGGTTATGTCTTTGATGATGAGGACTATGATGGTTGTTATGTAAAACAGGACTCGGAAGGTTTCATTCACTGTTATCAGGAAAATGTGGAGGATGAGACTGATAAGGAGTGGAATTATGTAAAAATGACTGATGATTTTGATGTTATCATTGAAACAACGGTCTTTGATGATGACAACTGTGTTCCCTGTGCTACATTATGACTTCTATTTCTTTCACTTCTGGTGAGTTGCTTGATATTATCAAAGCACTTGAGTATTATGAAGATGATGCTTATTTCAATCAGGAAGATGCACAACTTGCTTCTTATTACTTGAGTATGCAAAATCAATTTCAACGCATTTATCAAAAGTTGCAAGAATTGCCTGGAGAGGATAGAGTTGCTAATCTTGTTCTTGCTGCAAACTAATGAAACCTAAATTCCGTGCCGTATTAGAAATGGCAATCGAGGAAGGTGTGAGGTATGGATACAACCGTGCATTTAAGCATAATCCAGAACCTCACATTGATTCGATAACTGATACTATTGTAACTGAAATCTTTAATTCACTCGACACTTGGTTTGATGATGTCAACTGCACTGAAAACTAAAATGAATCCCGAAGTTAAGAAAAAGTGGATTGATGCTCTGCGTTCTGGTTGGTATGATCAAGGCAGTGAGAAACTCCGCAGTGTAACTGGTTATTGTTGCCTTGGTGTTCTCTGTGATTTGTATACACAAGAAACAAAACTGGTAGGTTGGGAGTTTCGAGGTGCATTTAAGGAAGAAAATACTCAACCAACTGATTATTGGTATTTTGACGGAGAGGGTGAGTTTCTGCCTGAATCTGTAAAAGAATGGGCAGGACTTCCTGTTGGTAATCCTAGTGTCCGAGTGGATGTAACCGACAATGATGATGAAGATGATTGGTTCTATACTGATGAGATTGCCAATCTGAACGATTCGGGTTATACTTTCGATGAACTTTCTAACTTGATTGAATCTCAATTCTGATGAGTCCAATGATGCGATGTGCCACTTGTTCTAGTGGCACACTAAAAGAGCACAGATCCCTAAATGTGGTATTGTATAGGAGTGGTGAGGGATGCCGCACCACATGCTCTTTATTTTTTGCAACATTGGAACTGACTAATTCTTTCCCCTCTGTTGAGTCTGCTATCAACAAACTCAAGCAGTTTAATTATATTCAGTTTGGTGCTGATGTAATCAAGTTTGCTGCAACTTTCTCTGCTATTGTTGTTGCTGCAGTTTCCTATGGTTGGACCGCATTTCAACTTTGGTGGGATGATAATGGTGAAGCAACCCAAGTCAATTTCATTCGGTTTGTTGTAAATGTAATTGACTTTGTTGCTGCGATTGTGATTGCTATTCCCAAGATTTATCGTTGGGTGAAACTGAACACCAATCGCCTGGTTGATTCTCTGTTCTTTCAGTACATTTTTGCTTGATTAAGCGTTCCATTTGAGAACGTTTTTTTACCTCACACCACAACAAAATGAACAATCTAGATCTGATCATTGAGGCATATAATTCTGAAGTTGAAACTATCCCACAAATTCACAAAGAAGAAGGTGGCGGGAAAGCAAGGAACGCATCTGGAGTTCTTTTTGAGAATTTTACCCACAGGATTTGTTCAGATAATGGTCTTGTAGCAAAAAAGAATGATTATAAAAAAAGTAAAGAAGTACTTGGATTTGCTGTAAATAATCTTCAAGTAGATAAACACATTTATAAAAACAAAGAACTCAAAAAACTTTTAGAATTGAAGGCATATCTAGATTCTTGTTATTTGAAGCGTGCTGTGCTAGACTTTATTGAACTTTGTGAATCTCCTGATGTTCCAAATGAAGTTGACTGTGCGATTCTATGTGGACAAGAATGTGTATCAAAGGATACTCTAAACTACTATACTGCTTATTTTAAGAGTAAAACAAATAAAGATTTGAATATTTTTGTTGTCAATAAAGTTAAAAAACGCAACGCAAGCAAAGCGATATATATGGAACAATATATTGATGACTTTCAACTTGATATTGATGAAGTAAATAAATTTGTTGAGTGGTTAAATAAATGAATCAATTATACAATGATGATATGTTTTCTGTAATGGAAAATCTTTCAGATAACAGTATAGACCTATTACTTACAGATTTTCCTTATGGAACTTTGAATAAAAGAAATCAATGGGATAATATAATTGATTATCCAAAGTTTTGGGATATTGCAAATAGAATCTGTAAACCATCTTGTCCAATAATTTCAACTGCTGCACAACCATTTACGACTGTTTTAATTTCTTCCAACTATAAAGACTTTAAGTACTGTATGGTTTGGGAAAAATCAAAAGCAACTGGTTATCTAAACGCAAAAAAACAACCCTTACGTGCCCACGAAGATATTGTGGTGTTTTACAAGAAACAACCAACTTACAATCCTCAAATGACACAGGGAACTCCTTATGATAAAGGAACTGCAGTCAGAGATACAGAATCTTATGGTGTTCAGACGAAAGAAGTTCACGTTAAAAATGATTCTGGATTGAGATACCCAAGAAGTGTAATTTATTTCAAAACAGCAGAAAGTGAAGGTAAGTATCACCCAACACAAAAACCTATTTCTCTTTATCAGTGGTTGATTAAAACATTTTCAAATGAAAATGATGTTGTTCTCGATCCTTGTATGGGAAGTGGAACTACAGGAGTTGCTTGTAAAATTGAAAATAGAAAGTTTATAGGAATCGAAAAAGAGCAAAATTACTATAACATTGCTGCGGAAAGAATTAACAATACGATTGTGGGTGTGCCAGTCCAGCAAGTGGCACACTACACCCCCCAAACGCCCCTGCTGGATGCTATGATTACGAAGTAATCAAGGTTGAGAGACCCAATGACTGCTACTCAAGTGGAACTGAAAACTGAAACTCAAGAACTGATTTCTGAACTTGTTGAAGATTCCTATGCTGTAGATGACATTTATGAGTTCATTGCGGAATATGGTGAGAGCAACTTTGTTGAGCATTATGAAAACTATGTTCAATTTGGTGAATCTTACGCTTATGAAGCAGTAGATGTTTTCATTGAAGAGTTTGGTATTGATAATCTCCAATCCTTTGAAGATTCTTATCGCGGTGTGTGGGAGTCCAAAGAACACTATGCAGAAAACTTTGTGACTGATTGTTATTCTATTGACAATCCTGGTTTTATTGAGATTGATTGGGAGGCAACTTTCGATAATCTTGATTGCACCTATGTTGATGGTTTTGTTTTTGATAACCAATTCTGATGCGACTTCAATCTAAAGATGGAAATATGGTGGTAGATTTCTACCCCATCAAAACTCCAATGGGTGATGTATCTAAAGAGTGGTATCTAAAGATTCTCACTTTTATGGGCAAATCTCAATCCAAGAAGTTTCTCAATCGAATTGAGATGAATCTTGAGATTGAAGAATATCTTAACAACATTCCTATTCCCTATGATGTTGTTAAGTTCAATACTATTCCACAACTTGCTAATCCTTTTGAATGAGTACTCGCTCTAGAATTGGTCTTGAACTGAAGAATAAAAGTATTCTTTCTGTCTATCATCATTGGGATGGTTATCCTGAATGGTTAGGTCGGATTCTAAAGACTCACTACAACACTAGAGAGAAAGTTGCAGAACTGATTGATGGTGGTGATATGAGTTCTTGCTGGACTGATTCACGTTGGGATGATAGTGCTGATGGTTCTTATGGACCACAATACTATTCTCAACGTGGAGATAATTGTCCTCCACGTCTTGATGCTGATCTCTGTGAGTATCTACTTCCAGAGGATAGTGAAGAGTACTCCTATCTCTTCCGAAATGGTGAATGGGTATGTTATAGTATGAATCAGTTTGATGATTCTAAACTACCCAAAATTGTTGAAATTCCTTCTGCTCCTCTTTTTGTTTGATTATGTCTGAAATTAACCGCGACCAACTTGTTCAAGAATACATTGACCGTGTTCTTGATAATATGAGCACCAAGGATTTGATGCGAATTGTTGGAGACCAACTGGAAGAGAATCTTTCTGCTTACACTGATGAAGAATTGATTGCTGAAGTTACAGATTATTATCCTGAACTTCTGGAATCTGCCTGATTCTCAACAGTTTCAGATGGACCGTCGATGAGACTGCGGCGGATGACCTAGGGCACCTGTGACGCCAAATTGCAGGTTTTTGGGTTTTTGATGCTTCCCAAACCCCTTGCGCCGCAAGGGTTCTCGTTTGGGACTCAAATGAGTCTAGGTGCCCCTGGTGCCTTCTGCCCAAACCCTAGCACTGTGCCAGTTGGGGGACTGACCACTAAACCCCCTGCTGGGTCGGTTCCGTGGTATTGTATATGGGTGGTGAGGGAAGGGCAACCAACTCACCCCACAAACGTCAAACTAAATCAAACTAAAATGTCTGTTGATTTCTCTAAAGATGTGATGCTCGGTATGCTCCGCAAGGGTGCTACTGGTAATCAGATTCTGGACATTCTTGATGTGATTGTTCCTGATCAAACTGAACTCACCCGTGAGCAAGTTTGTGAAGATCTTGCGATTGCTGACTGTCCCGAGAATGATGATGAGATTGAAGCATACCTTGCTGCAGTCTGAGTTTTAATTTTGGGGGGAGATTATTCTCCCCTCTGTGGGGCAATGTAGTTCAGTGGTAGAACAAGAGATTCATACCCTCTACGTCGGTGGTTCGATTCCACCCATTGCTACTCTATTCCTTTATTCTTGACTTCAATGTTCATTGCTTGTCCTGTTACATTCATTCTTGAAGATGCAGAATGGTTTGATGATGTTTTTGAAGCAACGGAATCTGCACTTGATTGGAGTGTGGAACTCTCAGGAGAAAATGTGATTGTTTATGAAGCAATCGAAGGAAATTATGGTTATGATTTCAAACCACTTTCTTCAATTTCTGCCTAATTTCACTCACTCACTCACTAAACTTAAATGAAAGTCAAAGTTAATTCAATCGAAATTGATTTCACTGATGATGTTTGTGATTGTCCCCCTGATATGAATTATCAAAAAGGACTGATTCAATCTGTTCTTGATAGTGAGTGGATTGTTGATGATGAAGAGGAAATTGTAGATATGATTAGTGATGAAATTGGTTGGTGCATCTATAAAATAGATTACACAACTTCACCTGAAAACTGAAAGAGCAAGCGAGGCACTACAAATTATGAATCGTCAAATCATCAACTATCCTGAAACTCAAGAAGAATGGAATAATCTTCCTCAAGATTTTCTTGATTATCTTGATGTTTTGGATGAGGTAAAGAGTATCAAAGCAGAGCATTCAAATAATCCGGTAGATCCACTTTATCCTAATTATGATTATGAGTGGGAACTTGATAGCAAACTTGCATTGGAGACTATTCTTTATTATTGGAATCAAGTCGATAAAGAACTTCCTTCTAACGATGAAATTCTTGATGGAATCAATGAAGGATACGCAGAGGCAGCATATGATGATTATGTAAGTTCTGCTTATTCTTATTGATGATGTGCCACTTGTAGGGGTGGCACACTAAACGGGCACTGGAACTTTTTTCTGGTAGATTAAGAGGGTGGAAGGGGTCAGTCCCACCCGAGTCCAATTCTTTACTTCTTGTTATGGATCGTTCGCAAGTTATCGCAAAGATTCAATCCATTCTGAAACTGCAGAATGGTACTGACTTTGAGGGTGAAGCATCTGCTGCTGCCCGAATGATTGATAAACTGTGCAAACAGTATGGAATCACTGTAAGCGAAGCAACTGAAACTCAAGTTCTTGATGAAGAGTTTGTTTCTTTCAAAAGAATCAATGTTGCTCTTTCTACTCTTGCCAATGCGATTGCAACGTTCTATGATGCAAAAGCATATCTGAAGAATGGAGATACAAAGTCTCTTCAAATCATTGGTAGTGAAGCACAACAAATCCAAGTGCGACTCTATTATGATTACCTTGTTCAGGTGATGGAGAAAGAGGCAGAAGTTGCACATAAAGCAGAGAAAATCCTTTGCTCTCTGCGTGGTGATTCTGTTTCCCGTTCTTTCAAACTTAATTTCCGCAAGGCATTTGCAGATAAAGTTGCAGAACGTCTGAAGGAAATGAAACTGGCAGAGAACCGAGTTCATGATGATGCCGAAGCAGTGAGTAATAAACTCTCCACAATGCGATTTGGACGTGCCAAGAAGATGAATGGTGCAAACGGTGCTGGTGCTTATTCTGGCGCAAACGTAGGTGCTGGTGTTTCTTTGAACCGTCAAGCATCTGGTTCTGTGACCAAACAACTCTGTGGGGTGTGAGTTAATCACCCCTTTCTTTTCCTTTATTCTTGATACAATGAACGCACAACTTTCGATTGATGAATGCAAAGTGATGTGGGTTGTTGGTGCCCTCGAACGTCTTGCAACTTTGGGTATGATTGGACCTGATATTCCATTGCAACTGTCTGTTGATGCAGTGGAAGATTATATGGAGATTGATAATCACCGAAATCTGCTGTTTGAATCAGACTTTGAGATTGTGAGTATTTTTAATGCACTTTCAAAAGATGAGTGTGTTCCTGAACCTGAACCTGAAGATGTTGATGCGATTGTAGATTTGATTTTGCAATATAAGAACAATCGCACAGAGATTGTGAAGTTTGCACTGTCGCATCAGACTGTGTGAGTCCAATGATGCGATGTGCCAGTTGTAGCAGTGGCACACTAAACGGGCACTGGAACTTTTTTCTGGTAGATTAAGAGGGTGGAGGGAGCGGGTCTCACCGTCCCACCCAAGTCCCATTCTTTATTTGAATTAAGATGACTTCTTTCATTGTTGAAAAGCAAGGCGAAGAGATTGCTTTTGATAGCAAGTTTGAGTCTCTGAATGATGCAAAAGCATATATCAAAGATAAACTGAACTATAATAATTTCGCAATGAATCTGGTTGAGAAGAAGAAAGTGTCTGAAAAGCAAATTGCTTGGATGCACTATCTTGCAACTCAAAGTGTGATTGATTCTCAAACTCCTGTTGAGAATGGTGAGTATATCAATCTGGTGGAGAAAATGTATGATGCAGGTGCAAACCGTCGCACCAAGTTTCAAGTGCGACTGCCTGGTATTACTCTCTCCACTGTGAATAAGGGTGCAAATATCGGTTGTGTTTATGTTTTTGAGAACAACCAATATGTTGGTAAGATTACTCAAAACGGTGAGTTGAAAGGTAATGTCTCCGAAGATGTTAAAAATCTGCTAGAGGACGCTAATGACAATCTCCTGCAACTGGCAAAGATTTATGGGCACGAGACTGGTTCTTGCTCTATTTGCGGTCGCACTCTGAATGACCCTCTCTCTGTACAGATGGGAATTGGTCCTGTTTGTGAAAAGCGCCTTGCCTAGTTTCTAATTCATCTGTCCCACATAACAACAACTCCAATGTTCGATCAACTCCAATTCGAAGCACACCCTATTCCTGGTGCAATTCAAGCAAGGTATAAGTTCAGCAATGAATGGAGTATTTCTGTTGTTTCTGGACTTCCTGGAAGTGGATTATATGGTAATGTGACGGATAATACATATGAAGTTGCAATCTTTCGACCCAATGGAAATATGACTGAAGATGTAATTGCTTGGAATACAAAAGCAGAAGTTTCTGCAATGATGAAAGTACTGGTTCAACTCTAGTCTTTCGACCAATTCACAATACACTTTCAAAAATGACTAAAACTGAAACAATCAAATTTTTCATCAAACAAATTGAAGGTGATTTAGAAGACCTGTCTTGGCAGATTCGAGAGGAGACAAATTATGAAGATAATTCTGTTGATGATTTGAGTGAAGAATATGATGAGAAGAAAGAACATCTAGAGAATCTCAAAATCATTCTTTCTCAACTCTGACCTAAATTAACAAAAGGAAAAACCAATGTCTAAAACACAACGCAAAGGTAATTCTTCTGATTATTACCCATACCGCCGACCAAAGACATTTAATGAAATCAAGCAACTTGAAACTTTACTCCACGATAATGAGGTAGAACTTCGGAATAGGGATAAGGCAAAGATTCATAATCTTCCCACTGTTTATGATGACATTGTAAAGAGTGGATATTATGAGGATTATGATTGGAAGCATCATTGGGATAAAGTATCATAGTCTCAAGGTGAGTCTCTGATACCATGTGCCACCTGTAGCACTGGCACACTAAAAG